TTATTTTTATCGGGCATGTATAATCGCCAAATCATTTTGTACAAAAATATAAATCATTTTGTACAAAAAATTCAATAAGATTCAAATAATGAACCTGGGCCGCAAAGAGACCTTATTATCCACATATTGGAACCATTACTCATCAGAGTGCATGTATCTTCAGCATTTCTAAAACGAATCCTTCGGTCTGTGTAAGCATATCCATTTATCATATCTCCACTTAATGCACGAATAATTAAATCAAAATTATTATAAGATAACAATTCAATACACTCCCATTTTCTATAAGAAGAAGCATACGGTAAATACCAAGTTACATTGTCAGCTGCTTTGTTATTTCCTAAGAATACATTATAATCACTTTGTAAATAGGAATAGCTTGTGTTTGGAACCTCGTAAACTTTTTCGTTTCTGAATCCAAAACCACCTCCAAAAATGGAATCGGTGGCTGTTACTTTTCCTTTGAAAAACCCTGCAAAATGCTCTTTGTTATATATAACAACGGATGAAAAATAAATACTGGTGTCTCCAGTTCCTATACTTTTTGTTAGGGTACCAGATGAAGGTGGTTCTGAAATTCCCCTATACTTATCAGCATATACTTTCCCTGACCCGGCAGAAATAGAAGTTACCCTAACAACTACATATACGCTGTTAACTAAATAGATAGCTCCTGACGTGGGAGCTGTTGAAACACCGGATACATTAAACTCGTAATCATAAGTAGCATCAACACCCGCCATTGCTGAGGTTATCGGGTCATTGTACTGGTTATATAGAAGTCTGTCAAATAGCATTCCTACTGTTGATGCCCTTGTGGTCGTACCTGTTGAAGCTGGGAGGAATTGCATACCGGCAGCATTAGCAAACGTTCCGTTTGCCGTAATATATGAAACCCTACCGGAAGTCGGATTAATACATTTTACGCCGCCAATAGGTGTTCCTGCCTGCCCGCTATCTATATCATCGTCGATTATGGTAACAGCATCACCGTCAGAGTTATAAAAAGTCATCGTATTGTCTGTTCCATTTACAAATATGCGTTTCCCTGATTGAGATGTGCGTAAAAACCTTACACCTAAATTGTCAATGTACGCCAACTGAGCAAATAAAAGGTCTGTTGCGACACTCTCGAACTGTGCTCCGAAACTATTCCATAACTGTGGCGAAATATCCGGACTATTATTAGCATCATCAATAAATGTTCCAGCATCAATTCGCGTGACCCAGTAAGTGCCAGCCCATTTTACGATATCAACTCTGTTTTCGTTTCCATAATAAGTCTTCCCTGCTCCGGTTACCCATTCACCTCTAAATACCGGAGATGGCCCTGCCGCTCCATCCTCACCTTTTGTTCCACTCATCCTTACAGGAGTTGACCAATTTTGCACCAAAGCGGTCCCTGCTCCGTTTTTTTTCGCAACAGTCATCCATAGATATTCCAAAGTACCAATAGTAGGAACTGTCAAATACCACCCAGAAGGATTAAGAGAAGTTGTACTCAACGATGGAGGCGTGGTGGTACTACCATTTTTTGCATATCGATACTCCCAGAAATCAGCATCATTACCATCCTCTCCGTCAAAACTAAATTTTGCCCACAATTTTGGAGTAGAAAAAGAGCTCCAAACTCCATCGGTTTTTGTCCTTTTCGATACCCATTCATATTGGAACGTTGCATCGACACCACCCATATCGTCATTCCAGTTAATCGGCACATAATTGTCCTGCTGTGATGTAGCAGGAGTACCAGGAGCAGTGCTTGTGGTGGTACGAATAAAAATGAATTCAATACTCTTGCCATCTATCCCATCTATACCATCCTCTCCGTCAAAACTAAATTTTGCCCACAATTTTGGAGTAGAAAAAGAGCTCCAAACTCCATCGGTTTTTGTCCTTTTCGATACCCATTCATATTGGAACGTTGCATCGACACCACCTATATGGTCATTCCAGTTAATCGGCACATAATTATCCTGTTGTGATGTGGCCGGGGTACTCGGAGCAGTGCTTGTGGTGGTACGAATAAATATCAGTTCTAAACCAGAACCTTCGTCACCCTGCTCTCCAGCAGCGGCTATCACTGTCCAATAAATGCTTCCTTCATATGGTGTATGGCCGCTTCCTGGAGTAGTATTAATATATCTCCACGTATTTCCGTTTAATGTAACTGTATCGCCATCGTAATATGTGTATGTAGGATTATAAGCGCCTCTGAAAACTCCAATAGGGCTTTCGTCACCGCTCTGGCTCTGAACTATCGTACCTTTCAACTTCAATAGTCCATCTCCCTCTGAATTAAAATCAAAAGCATCACCGAGCTTCATTGCTGAGTGAAGCATATCGAAGTAGCTTTGTCCGTCTGACGAAACTATTCTTTCTGTGTTTATTCGGCTCGGCAGAACCTCGGTAAAACCGTGAAGTGTTACGAAACTTCTTTCACCTTCAAACTCACCATTCAGAACACCATATAGAAAGTGATAAAAACCAGTCACCTCCTCAATTCCAATACCTGTTTCGCTTAATATGAATTCTGCCGTATCAATATCTTTCGAGGCTTTAATGTACAAAAAAAACTTTTTCTGTCCATCTAAAAGAGGAGCAGACGTGTATGGTGAAACTTCCCAAAAAGAATAATCCGTTGACTGCCTGCTTGACGAAATTGAGTCGATGCCAAGTGTCATATGCTGTATATATCCACCATCTGCTGTTAGTATTTTCGTGTTCGAATCAAATTCTACCACATGCGCAACCGGGCTTGGGGTGAGATAGTCATCAACCCATCTGTATTGAAGGCTTTCATCGCCAACAAGTAAACTCATAGTCTGTACAGCTATTGGATTAACAGCTCCCTGGAAACTCAACAATGCGTCGCTTAACATTTCGATAGTTTCCTTGGCATCGCTGAATCTTCGCCTGGTGTAATTTACAGACTGTCTGTTCAATTCTTCTGCAATAACCTCATTTGAACTAATTTTCCCAATGGAACTAACTATTCCACCTTTCGAAGTAATGTTAGAAAGCTCAATAATGGGGCTGTATGGATTATTTATGAAGTCTTTAACCGATTTAATTCGAATTGCAACCGGAGAAAGTTGGAATTGACTATCGCTAAAAAGAATATATCCACCAGGCTTAATTTTTCCGCCAATATTAATCCAATCATTCTTCGCCCAAATGCCGTCCAGTTCGCCAGTAAAAGAAAAGCGCGGGTCTTCTTTTTCATAAAGGCATCTAACAGCTTCATAAAACATGTCCCAGCTCGCACCGGTTTTTGTGGTTGGATTTGATATATATTCAGTTGGTAACATGATTCCAAACACCGCGAATACATCTCCAATAGTCGGTGAAAGCGTCGAATTTGGCAATCTGAAGCCATCTAAGTCTGTTGGAACTATTTCGAATTTTCTGGAAGCATGAATGTATTTTGCCTGAAATTCTACACCGGCAAGAGCTCCGCTTTGAAAAACAATCGAAAGTGTTTCTCCTTCAATAATTAACTGCGAATAATCCAATTCTTCTGGTATTGAACTATCTTCAATATCATACAAATGCTTCTGTTCATCAACAATAACAACGTTAGTCACGGAGCTTTCCCGTTTCGGGTAGATGTCTGAAAGGTCTATACTATCTTCATTTAATGTTTGAAGCGGTTTGTCATTTCTTCGCACATATAATCCGTCCTGGTCGGTTATATATTCTCGCCCTTCATAAACGAATGTTTCGCTTTTTGGAAGCAAAAGAAATCTGCTTCCATACTTTGAATAATCTATATTCCTGCTTCCTCCCTGAACGTACAAAATTTCAACAGGCATAGAATTATCGTAATTAATGCGGCCAACACCTGGTCTGAATCCGTTTCCTCTCCCATAACTCAATGGAAGGGGATTATTTTTATTGTATTCAACCTTTTTTAGGGAAACAGTTTTTCCTATTATTTCAAACTCCGTTTCCCATTCCTCTGCCAGCATACGTAACGCATCTCCACAATAGGTGTGATTATATGAAATCAACTTTGGTGGCGAATCTATAAATTCACCAACAACCCAACCAGAACTCCGTATGTTTAAATTATCAACTATTAATTGCAAATGTTGTAAAGGTGTACCCATTAATGGAAATTTCAATGTCCCGTCAGCAGCTCTCACTTTAAATTTACGAAGCTCTGCTTGTGTGCCTTCGAAAATAAGTGTATAATCAAACCATCTTGATGCTATCTTTTTTAAGTTTGCCGGCCGGGTAAGCGTATATAATTCACCTTCGTAAACTATATATGAACCTACTGGGAATTCTATGAATTCAGTGATTGAAAAGTATAAAGTGACACTATTGTCACCCATCACTTCCCTGTATCTGTAACTCTTGTCGTCAGGTTGAATTTCAACCTGATTGCTATTAAAGTTGATGAACATTTTCTAAAAGCTTAATTTTTGCGGATATCCAACGTGGTAGTTATAATTAACTATTTCGTCTGCAGACGTTAATGCAAAAACGGCTGAAATATGAGAAGCTGTAACGTCGTAACTTTCTGCCGCGTAAAGTTCGAGCTGTGCAAGCATTTGGAGTGCCAATTCTACAGTTAGTTCAAAATGTTGATTGTTGTACCATAGCTTTGTATTTACAATTCCTGCCGCTTTCTCTGCTTCCAACCTCATTTTCAAAGCAGCTCTCAATTCTCTCGGAATCCATATCTTTTCACCATTTATTGTGAGTTCATTTACAGCCTCCGAACTGTCCCACATTCTTATGAATTCAATGACTTCTCCCTTAACTTGTCCTAATATGGCTTCTTCTGTTGCCGGATTTTTCACTCGAACAACATCAGCCCGATACTTAACTACATTTTCTGGCTCCTGGTTCTCATCCATGTCAGATACTGTTATCTCTTCAATGTTCAAATGAACATTGCTGTAGCCAGTGCCGAGGTCTAATACCCGTTCTGGTTTCTGATCAAATACGACTCCTTTTTGCATAACTATTAATTTAAAGTTCCTTCAAAATAATACCCTCTATTGCTTTTTATAATTACATCAGTTATTGGAAGAAACTGCTTCTTAATAACTTTCTTTTCAGCAGCAGTTAATTCCCTGCCTTTATACATTTTTTCTTCTACTTTACGCAGAAAAGTGGCAATGTAATCGAAACCACCTTTTACAAATCGTTTGGTTCCCCTGTAGGTTACCTGCATCCTTATCCAATAATGCCCAACATTTTTAGTGGATTCCCTGACCTCAAAATCAAGGATATCAATAGTTTCGTCAACTAACTTTTCAATTTTAATTAAATCGCCATCAAACGGTCTTTCAATCTTGATATTAAATTCATTAATCTTCATATGTATGTTATTTTCTTTAATTACCTTTTTGATTAAATTATTACTGTCGCAATACTTGAGAATTCCGTTATAGCTTGCCATCGATTGGGGTTTATGTCGTCGTTTCACCATCGCCTTTTTAGTGCGTTTCCTCAACTTTGTGTAGCCAGGATAAAACACGTAGCCACACATATCTATACCTTCGGCAACTGGAAACACACGGCGGTCACTTTTTATTTCAAGTTTCAATTCATAATAAAGGTAGTTTCTAATTCTCCACATCCACTGGTGTAGTTCCTTTTTGCTATTAGATAATATCAATAGATCATCAGCATACCTGAAATAATATTTTGCCTTCAATTCCTCTTTAATGTATCTGTCTATTTTACGTAGTACAAGGTGACTGCCGAGTTGTGAGTCGGGTCCGCCAATTGGAAGCCCTTTGTTGCTGAAATTATGCACATCTAATAGCCAAATTAGGTTCTTGTCTTTCAATTCATGCCTGTAACACTTCGCATAAACCCTATTATCAACCGATGGATAGAATTGTCTGATATCACATTTTAATGCATAAACTGAATAAGAATCAAGTAATGCACGTTTCAGTTTATGGGTGAAGTTATGAACTAAATTCCTGCTATTAATGCCATAACCAGGCAAACAGTTATAAACATCATTATTCAAACTCTTAATCCAACGTTCCTGCATTATCTGCAAAATAGCGTGCTGGGCAACCCTGTATGGGAAAAAATCAAGTTTATGTATTTCCCTTACCTTACCTGATGCCGTTTTCTTGAAAAACACCTTGTAGTCATGTTTGCTGACATTGTATGTTTTATCAAGTAGCATTCGCTGCAATTCTTTATTCAATTCCTCTCTGTGCTTTTTATAATATTGCACATCCTTATGACTGCCTTTATCCTTGGCAGCTTTCAGGCCTGCACGCTCGATGTTTTCGATACTGCAAACGTCCTCAAACTTATATCCTATTCTTTTTGTCATTCCGTGTGAATCCTAATTTACTAACTTTCAAAGCACCCAAGTGCCTTACTAATAAGCAACCGTTCTCTTGTTCAACGGCTTGTCTGTTATTTTTCGGCTTGCTGCCGTGGCTCTCACAATTGGCTAAAAAAATTATTGGATTGATTGATTCACATATAATCCGCCACCGATATTCGTATTCGCATTCGTGGGCGCGTTGTTCGCATTCGCGTAGCGCAGGGCACAATTCGTGTTATTCGCATTGCCACCAAAGTGAACGCCCCTTTATGTGAGCCGCCATTTTTCAACTACCCGCTGCAGTGAGTCGCCTGGATCAAAGCGTTCAGGTCTCTCTGTTTTGGACAGATTTTTCAAAGAACCGGGCGGAGCAGAGCTCCGCCGTTATTGTTTTCGGCGTTCCGCTACGCTTCACTTAAGCGTCACACGGAATCCGCCACCGATATACGTAAGCGCATGCGTGGGCGCGTTGTTCGCATACGCGAAGCGCAGGGCACAAGACGTGTAATTCGCATGGCCACCAAAGAGAACGCCCCTTCGCTCCCGCTTCCCTTCCGCGGCAACTGAATTGTAATAGTTATAAGCGCATTCTCCAGTGTGTAATCCCCCGCCAATAAGATTACCCATTACTGAGTTATCAAAATGCCTAAGTCTGTATCCGGAACCATTCGCAACCGTTCCTACAATCGTATATTTATTTTCAAAATCAAAAATTTCACCAGCATTTTTCGGTGTTACATCAGTATCTGTCGTAATATCATCCACATTGTCGGTCTGATAAATAGTATAGGCGTTGTTGTTGTTCGCATCTACAACACCTTCAACTCCTGATACCCATTGCCAGATGTTGCCCCATCCTGCTATTTTCCCTGACACAACAGGTTGATCAAGACAATAATCAATCGATAGGTTCGTCACGTCAATAAGGTTAATGTCATCATAGCCAGAGAAAGAAACTGTAATAAACTTTCTCACCCTGGCATTCATTACTCCGTCTTCCAGCCCTTCCATTCCGGGTATATTTGCATAAGTCCAATTAAATCCATCATAAGAAAAAACGGTGTTTGGGGCAATGCCGTTTTCAGAAGCATAACTAAGTGCAAGTTGTGCGTCGAACATTTTAAGAATAGGTCTGTATTGATTTAGCAGTCCATAAAAATTATATATAATACCACCAGCTGCATTTCTAAATCTTGATGAATTTAAATTATAGTAGGAGTACCCACCGGCGGTCTCATGTACCCGAACTCCTGTTTTCGTACCCCAGGTCAACCCGTCAGGTGCTGAATCATTCGATGATATACCGCCACCGAGTAAAGCCTCAGAGTGTAAGTCTTTTGTCTTGAATTGTATAAACAAAAGAGTTGCCCAAACATTCAGGTCGAACTGAAATGCGTTGGCATATGGAGTGTTTTTTGTATTGTCTGAATTTTTGGCCCGCGCATACAGTTCACAGTTAAATCTGCTCACGTAAGATGTTGGACAGCCCTTTCCGTCGGCAAGGTAAGAAATCCCTCCAATGCCGGAAGCTCCTGTGCCCACATGAGAATTATCGCGAATACTTCTTTGTTTTCCATCTTTTACAATTGAATAATCTACGCAAACACCGTATGGCTTTACATATACACTTTCATCACCATCATAGTTAAAGGGAGCATCACTTACAAGCCTTCTTTCATAAGTTTCATTCGTTCCGCCGGCCAAAATCCAAAAACCCTCAGTGTTCACAAGCATGATGTCTGAACCGTCGTCAAGTACGGTTTCACCGTCTATTATAATATTAGAAGGACTTCCATCTTCCATTTTAAGCCAATTCGCTTGATGTAAAAATCCCACAACCTCACCATCAACTACTTTTGCAACTTTAAATTTTTTGAGAATAAAATGGTCGTTCTGAAACTGTTCACCTCCAATCCACCGAACTGATTGCGGGTCAGAAACTCCTTTCAAAAATTCAACACCATACATATTTCTTGAATATACGAATTTTTTGATGTCATCAACTTCTGCCCTTACCTCGTCTGCTGCTGTGTTCGCATTGTTAGCAGCCACATTTGCATCTCCGGCAGCCAGGATTGCTGCGCTCGCTGCATTATTTGCATCTCCGGCAGCAGTGGTTGCTGCGCTTGTTGCATTATTTGCATCTCCGGCAGCAGTGGTTGCCGCCGCTGCTGCTGTGTTTGCACTCGCAGCTGCACTGTTTGCCAAATCTGCTGCATTGTTCGCAGCTGTTGTTGCTGTTGCGGCATTATTGGCTGCTGAATTTGCTGCGCTGGCAGCGCTGTTTGCACTTGCAGCTGCATTATCTGCATTATCTGCAGCATTTTTTACAAATTCGAGTGATACTTTCACACTCTGGTTGCTTGCATTTACCCCAAGAGTGTGCAGTCCCGAAAGCGATGTTGCATCTGGCAACTCGCTTACTTTCTTTTTTACAATTTCCTCTGCCATATTTTCAATTTTAAAAAATTCTGTTCAAATCAATCGCTTCACCGCTTTCTGTTATTAATATTTCTCCATTTTCTGAAACAAGGAGAACAATGACGTTGACAATTATCTCTTGTAACTTTAATTCCGATGACTTTAAAGTGGCCTTGTCATCAATTTTAACCGGTATATTTGTTTCCGTCAACATATTTTCGCTATTATCCCAATTTCAACTTCTCTCCTGTACCCGTCAGGGAACCTGCTGTCAGGAACCTCGTATATCTTTTTGCACTTGAGTGCACCAATCCCAAATAGTGGTGCATTCAAAATCACAATAACCTTGTCACCGCTCGGGTAACAATTATAGAACGTTGTATCCCTCTTACCTGCTTTCATTACCTTGTCTATGGTTACAAAATAGGTAAATTCAAAGTCGTAGTCCGGAATCGGAAGTAAATTACCATCCTTATCGCTAAAAGATGTTTCTATCACTATGTCCGATTCATTATTAATTCTTGTCATAGCCTTTTTTATTAGTAACTTAGATCAATACAATAATCATCACTGGTTAATACCACTTCACCTGCTTCTGTTGAGAGAAGATAGAGCATGCTGTTCCAATCGTAAGCAACAACTGTTAGCCTGAATTCAGCAAAAACACGGTCAGTCCAGGGCTTTTTTCTAAATTCTGACATCGACTTATACCAACACGAAAAATCTTTTTGGGCGGCGGTTAATCCAAGCCTCAAAACTCCAGATGTGAGTGCATTGAACAATGCATTGTAATTGTTCCAAAAATCAGCCCTGTTGTTCAGAATCATACTGCAATCAATGTTAATTTCTGCAACTTGCTTGTGCATGTAATCCGCGTCTGCAACCTGGCCTGTTGCCCAACGGCTCGATGTTGTAAGTCCTGTTTTCAGTGGAAGCCGTAAGGCGGTTGTATATACATCACGTACGATAATGCCAAATTCTGAAAGGTCGGTTCCTGAAATACTCACGTGCGTTGTTGCATTTCTGCCGTTCTGGGGCACTGTGGCAGCACCAAAAAACTGCAACGGGTCATCCATCCAGTAATCAACATCAATGAAGGCTCCTTTCCTTCCTGGTGTTGTATAGCCATGAGTTTGTTTGTAATTCGAAATACCGGAAAAACGCAACGTAAAAGTTTTGTCAAATTCACGAATATACACGGTCCTGTATCCGGGAACAAAATGCAGGTTAACGAACGCATCCACACGGCTTTTCAACGCCAATTCATTGCCGTTGCAATAGTATTGAATAGTCACTTTTTTTGGTTCGAAAACGGGTGCCGACAAATCCGGCTCCACACCATCCTCGTCTGGCCAGTCGTTTATGTCCGGCGTTTTACGCGCTGGAAATGAAATTAAATCATGGTCTCCGCCACGAACAATAAAAATTCCAAGGGTGTACAAGTCAATTCCATCTATTATGCAGCCTCCGGAACTCATTTTATTTTCACTCCTTTAAGATTTATGTCATCCAACTTTGCATCGATGCCTTCAAGGTACCGGCAGTAAGCCGTATTCTCGGCAATCGCCTCAATTTGAATAGCAATTGCCCGTTGATGTAACAACATCTCCCTGTTTAAATTCAAATTTTCAAGCCCTGTATTTCTGATGTCGCTCGTAAACAATTGAACAGACATAATCCTTCCACTCAGCTCATCAATACTATCCTGCGATGCCCGTGCAAGCGAACTGGTGGAACCAGAACGCTGTTGCGTATCAGCATCGGATAAGTCTATACCATATTTTTCTTTCGCTTTTTCATATGCTTCAAGGGCGGCATTGTATGCTTCCTGAGCCGCGGGTACATCCGCCATAAATCTTTCGAAATCATCCATTGCATTTTCGTCACCACCTGGGCCATAGCTTGCTGCTATGTCTTCTTGCAATTGTTTTTCTATCGGGCCGAATATATCATTATAAAGCTCGGCTGTCACGAAATTATCCATATAATCGATAATGGTCTGCATCATTTTTTCGGCAGCATCGGTTCCGTTTGCAAAAGCATCGTCCAGAACGTTTTTCAAATCGTCGCCCAATTGTCCCATCAACGAACTTAGCGTACTTTCAAATTGCTGCATCGCTGCATCGGCAGCATTGGTGGCATCCAGCACATTTTGCACCAAGTCCTGGCTTTCTTTGGCCAGGTTACCGCTATCGAGCAGCGTTTGTGCCAGTTCTTTGTTTAGGTTTCCTTCGGCATCAATCAGTTCGGGATAAGTCTTCAATAAATCAGAATAAATATCTTTCGTACCGAACGTAATTCCCAGGAACTTTCTCTTTTTTACACCCGTTTTTACAGTAGCATCGCCCAATTGCGTCATCAGGTCGGTTTGCATGGTAATGGCCTGGTTGTAGCTGCTCATGCTTTGCGAAAGCACATTGCCGTAATCGGTCGAAAATACGCTGTCGGTTTCGCTTTTCATATCCTTCACCGCTTCAATGACGGCAAGGCTGTAATCGATTGCCTGCTGTGCCAGCTCGTAATTAAACTCCTTGATTTCTTTGTTGGCTGCACGGTTGGCTGAAACAATTTTCCCAATTAAATCGAGCGCTTGAACGGCTGCACCAACAAAATTACCACTTGCTATACTCGAAGCGATTCCGGCAGCATCAGAAGCCCAGTTAACAAGCTGCCCCATATCTTCGTCGAAAATTGAAACAAAATTGGAAACCGATTTACCAACAGCCGATAGAGCATCGGCAATCTCAGCAAACTTATTGGTCGGTATTTCTTCAAGACCCTTCTTCAACCGTTCAATTTCAGCCAGCAGCCGTTTTATTTCCTCCTCGGCATCGCCGCCCTGTATTTTTATGTTATCAAGGACTTTCAGGCGTTTCAGCGCGGCATCCAACTGTATCTGCAGCAGCTTCTTTTGTTTGTCGCTTTCCCATACCAGTTCCTGGTTGGCAAGTTCCTGCCGGCGCAGGGCAACTTCCGCTTCAAAGTCAAGCGTACGAAGGTTGTATTCTTCTCTTGCCAGAGAAAGTTCTTTAAGCCTCTTTTCCTCAAGTTCCGCCACAGCCTCTCCATATTCATTTGCCGTAAGGCTGTTCTCTTTTATTGCCCGCTTTTGTTCGGCATAGTAAGCATTTATCCTATTTAACTGGTTTTCGAGTTGCGAGTTGAAACGTTCATTCACATCGGCAAACACGGCATCCACTTCCGCCCTTGCTTCCGATTCCACTGCTTTAACAGCTGCCTCATACTTTGCTTTTTCAGCTTCTGCCAGCCGGGCGAGCTGGTCACGATTGCCAACGGAGGTAACACCTGTTTTTTCTTCCAGTCGCTTAATCTCTTCCAGTCGCTCGGCTATCTTGTTTTTTCGCTCGTCGTATTCCGCATTTATCTGTGCAATCTTCTTTTCAGCGCCTTCCTGCATGGCCGCGATGGTGGCGGCAGCAGTTTCCTCTTCCAGCCGGGTTTGAATTTTCAACAGCTCATCAGCGGCCTTTTCCTTTGCACTGATCTCCTTTTCAATCTCCTTTATTGCCTTGTCGTTCGTTTTACCCAGTTCCTTCAGGCGCTTGATTTCCGTTTCAATAGTTTCAATCTTTTTGTTTTTCGCCTCAATTTCGGCTTCGGTTGATTCCGGCATAAGCTTTGCCTGCTCCAAAAGCAGTTCCTGTTCCTGAATAAGAGATTTCATTTGTGGGGAATTTGAACCATATAGGCTGCCTAAAATCGACTGTGCATCTTTAATCTTGCCATTATACACTTCTTGTGCCCTGACTATTTTATCAATAGCATCGGCAACATTATTGTATTCATAGGCAGCTTCAACCATGCCTCCGGTATTGCCAACAAAAGTAGTGGAACCAGTTATGGTGAACCCGGCAATCATGCGTTTCATCCCTTCGCTTAATCCTGAACCGCTCTGTAATTCTTTTTTAAGTGACTGAAAAAAGGTTTCACCGGTATCCTTTCCGAACTTATCCAGGAATTCAACCCTTATTTTTTCAAGCTGTTCGGTCGATGCTTTAATAAGTTGTTCACCCTGCTGTTCGTACACACTGTTTAGTGCTTTTTCCCTTGCCTGTTCCTGAATGGCAATGGTAAGCGATTTATAGGCTCCCTCAACATCTTCGAGTGTGCGCTTTTCAGCATCGAGGCCATTGAGGTAACTACCATACTGCTCTATTATATCCTTTTTGGCCTTATAGTAATTATAAGTCCCTTTTTCAGCATCTTTCAATTTATCGAAAAGGTTGTTCAGCTTACCCAGTTCCGACCCCATGCCTTTTGCCAGTTCATCCTTCATGGCTCTCAGCTCCTTTGTGGTAAGCTTAAGCGATTCAGCGGCATGAAACAAGCGTTTAGCCCAATCAGTGATTTCTTTCCCATAAACGGTTAGCAGGGTTATTCCAACAACCAGGGCAGTCTGCCAGCTCACAAGCGACTTCAACACCTGCTTCCAAACCGGTACGGTACTTTGCCCGCTGGCCTTTAAAGCCTCGTTTTGCAGTCGGGTTTTCTTGAGCTGGTCCTGCAGTATCGGAAGGTTGTTTGAAATGGCAAGGATGAACATTTGCGGGCTAATGGCCAGCGAAGGCAGTTCGCGCGCCACCTGCTGCACCGAGTAATTCAGCTGGTTAACACCGGTTGCAGCACTGGCAGCTTTGGTGCCAAGGGCACCCGTTGCCGAAGCTGTTGTTTTCCCTTTTGCCTGTAACGAAACATAAGCGGCTTCGGCCTCCTTGAGTTGTTTTTCGAGCGCGGCAATGGTTTTGGTCAGCCTTTCCTTATCGGCAATAATTTTCGCGTCGCCCGTAACCGTTGGGGTAGCCATCTCTTTCCGCAAACGGGCAATTTCGGCGCCCAGGTCACTAATCACTTTCTTTTGCGCAGCAAGGTTTTTTTCAAACTCCTGCTTCATTTTTGCCGATGCCGCTGCAATATCGTCAATGCCACCAACAGCTTTTTTGCCCTCGGTGTCAATATCCTGGTTCAATCGTAATTCTATTTCAACGGGTTCTTCTGCCATACCTTTTTTTTTGTTGAGCTGGTGACTCAAAGTCGCCTGCTCAATAATTGAATTCTATGGTTCGCCTTCCAACTTCTGACCTCCGTCTTCCGTCTTCCGTCTTCCCAAAATCCTGTCCAAATCTTCTTTGCTTTCAATCACCGGTGCAGGCCGTTTTCCGTTAATGTACCGCACCGCGTCGGCCTGCTGCATCAACAGGTTAATCCAGCTTTCGTTCCACAACACCTGCCCGGTTGTCCATCCCCTGGTATCCGCAATTTTTCCAATAATTCCAAACGGGCTATGGAGGCCGGTATAAAAGCCTGTTACCCCCCGTTTTCCTCTTGGCCCAGATTCGGATTCAGCATCATCAATGTCTGCATCACGAAGTATCTGGTAATAATCATAAAATCCGATGTGCGTGTCATCGGTTCCACAATCAAAAACATTTCAATGAGCAATTGCGGGTTTACCCGCCACATCAGCCATTTTTGCAATTTATCGGTCCGCTGTTCAATTTTTTTTCGGTCATTCAAAACAGCCACCGCCAAACACCGGGCAACCGGTTCAATGCTTTTGCTTAAGAAATCATAATTTCTGAGCGAAATGGCTTCTTCCAGTTGATGTTTCAACACTATGCGCGAAAACTCCATTATTGTTCCCGCTTTCAGCGGCTTAATCTCGATACGGTTGAGCCGAAACAACCGCGAAAAGAAAGGGGCGGGCAGCCGAAACCGCACACCCCTGTCCAAAATCCTTTCGGCAGCCTTTAACCGGGCATCCATTACCATACAATGTCCACATTCCAGTCGGCAGCTCCCGGTAATACTTTAAACTTGAACGGGAATTTTTGCACACCGCCAACCCCAACGTTCAGGTTGGCCCACACCATGCCTTTGGCATTCACCACAACAATAGTGGTATCATCTTTCAGCGTAAATTTCAGCGCCTTGTTAATCAACGCCCGCTGCCCCGACCGGTGGAATTTAAAATCAGGGGTAACGCCAACTTTTTCACCGCCAAGTAAGGTTACAAGGTCGTCGTACCCTATTTTTATGAACGAACCCTGAATGGTGGTACCTGTTCCTACAATGTCGTAATCTTCGGCCACGTCGTTTTCGTGACTGAACACCTCGCTTTCGTTCGGGTCCTGGTCAACTATCGACAGTTCGTCGTCGCGCAGGGTTAACGGAAGGTCGGTCCATGTTGCACCATCCAAACCGGCTGCCGATGTTATCGGGTCGGCTATTGCAATACTTTTAACCCTTGCTTTCAAAAAAATGTTTTCTGCCATAATCTTATTTTTTTAAGTTACATTGCTATGCTGCCTGCTTTTTTGCAAAAGCTCCGTACAGAAGTACACTCGCCAGCCTGAATATCTCGATAAAAAGCATCGCTTCCACATCATCATCGAGAAACGGTAGGTCAATTTTCTCATTGGCTACGTGGGCAGCATACTCCATAATCTCTTTCACTTCCTTTTCTTCAACAACCTTGTCCTCCAAAGCTTTTACCAACATTGTAACAAGGTTTTCGCAGTGTGTTTGCCACGGTTCCGGTATCCGGTCGCCAACACGATTGTCGAGACCGTCAATCATATTGGGCAAAACGAGGTTCACTACCGGTTTCAGTAATGTCGGCACCGGTATTTCGCCCGATACCACATTCCAAAGGATTTTTATTTCCTCTTTGGTTGCAAGTCCTTCTTTTTTTCCTTTCTTTTCCATTGTATTACGCATTTAAATTGTTTTATAATCTTTTGCAAATCAATTCGTATGGTTATTCTCTTTTTTAGAGCGCTCTCTATTTCTTTTTCACTTTTGTTAAGGTATCGGTTAACCGTTTTACCGGCGTGGTTTTCGCCCCTTTGTGCATCAGCCCAAATCCCCCGATTAGTGCTCCTGTATTCTGAATGAAGTCGATTTGTCCTGGTGTCATCAGGTTGGGCGCAAAAACCTGAATTCCCTGTGCTGCAAGCATCACTGCCATACCGATGCTTGTCTTTTTGCCATTGAGCCATTGCCATGTTTTTTTCAGCCATTTCATATTTTCAGAATTGTAAGCTCAAAGTTTTCAGTAAGTTTTTTCAAGGCATTAATGGTTGCTGCGCTGTTGGTCACATCGGTAATGCTGTCGCTGTCGATATCGGCAAACCTTTCGCCCAACAAAATACACCCCTCTATGTCGCGGGTAAAGTTGCCTGCATGGATAAGAATGTTGCTCCGGCCTTTTACATTATTCACTGAAAAAGTACCGGGGCCGAACTTCGGACTGTCAACCTTCGTAACCGAATAGGAACCAGCCGGTATGCAACTCACATTACGCAGGTTTGCCTTCCAGGGCAGTTCCAGCGAAGCAGCCTGAAAAACCAGGTCGCCGTCTTCGTTCAGCAGAATAAACCGCCCGCAGGTTTGCAGGTGGTTGCTCAGTTGTTTTAACCGTATAAGAACTGCCTTCATTTTTAACCTATTAGTGCAGAAATAATTGCCGTTATTAATCCGGCGGCACCTCCAAACAGCGCTCCCCATATCATTACTTTTTGCTCCATCAGCGAAATACGCACCTCGTGTTTCGCCTGCTCAATATGCAGGTCTCTTACACTTGAACCCAGTTTCTCAACCTCTTTGTAGGTGATTACAAGCAGTTCGCGCTGCGAGAGTTTTTGTAAATCGATGTTTTCCTGTTCGCCCATAATAAAAAGCCCCCTTTAATTCCCCCGAAGGGAGAAAACTCCCCATCCCCCTCATTCCGAAGGATCAGGGGAGGCTCCTAATATTCCGCTGACCTATTGATTTGCACAAACTTTCCATTCATATATAAAAATCCCCATAACCGTGTTTTCGCAATATTCAGGCTGTCGGTAGCACCTACACCAATAAAGTTGGTATCGAATGTTACATAACGCTTGGTAGAATCGGCCTCAATCTCAAAAAACAACAGGTTGCCAGGATTCGCCTTCGTTACATTTGCCTGAATAACCACATTGGTATCTACCGCAAACTGGTACCCGGTAATGGTATATCGCGGTGTAAAAGCCACGGTGTCATTCGTGAGGTTTACTTCGTAAGCCGCTTTAGCGCCGAAGCTCTTGTGGCTTATTAGGGTTTCCTTGGCGTTAGCCATTAACACCGAGGCAACCAGTACCATCATCATCAATAATTTTTTCATATCGTTTTTACTTTAAATTTTAAACTTTACTTCTTTGCGGCCTCTCTATTCTTTTTCTTTTCCCTTTTGCACTTTATCTTCTTCCGGCACTATCTTCACCAGCCCGCTGGCCGAAGCGCGGCGGGCCAATTCCGGTTCCACCAGGTAGGTTTTCCCTTTTTCGTAATAATCCACCTTCGTGTCAATCCCCACATGAAAAGCCGTCAGAACCTCCACCTTTACCTTATCGTTTGCCTTTTTCTTCATCTTTAAACCTTAAACTTTAAACCCGAAACTCTGAACTACGCCCTTCCGTCATACAGCACGATATCTTCCCCAAACACAATGTTGGTATCGGCTTTCATCAGCATCTTAAAGAAATACTTTTCGCCGGCGTTGGTCAGCTTGTCAATCTGTACCACTTCATCGTCGTCCGCATAATCAACACCTGCCCAAAAGTTGGAATCCATTCCGCTGGTAGCGTAAGCAGCCACAACAACATTATCGGGCCAGTCGGCCAGTGGCACAATTTTATACCCTTTAAACCGTTCCGGGTTCATGCCGGTGTAATCCAATCCCTTGTAAGGTTTTTCCGTCAGCACGTAATCGTACATGCGGGCGTTGGGCATGCTCGTGAAAAACTTCACGTTGGCACGGTTGGTGGTTTTTTGCAAAACCTTCGGCAACGCTTCCAGTACCGATTTAAAAACGGTAAGGATGTTTGTTTCGGTAATGGCTGCGGGCTCGGCTATTTTCACCACATCTGCGTCGGCCACAATGCGGGTTAAAATACCGTCGAAAAAGTCGCCTTCGGCTTCGGAGTAGGTACCGTTAATAAACTCCCCGCCCAGCTGGAAATCGACCACTTTGGCCATCTCTGCCAGCATTTTGTTTTGCACTTCCGGCGGAAGTTCCCTGAAAACCAGGTTACCTTTAGGTTGGAACGGACGCCAGAACTGCTCGAAAGCGCGCGGGTTAAACGTGGTAAACGCCATAAACTCTTTTGGTTCAAGGTATTTTTCCGTAATCGTAAAATCACCTTTCGAATCCTCCTCGGTGGGCATCTCTTTACGCTTCTGAAGCATATTGCCCGCCCGTAACCGTGGAATTATAAACTTCTTTTGTACGTTCGGCTGAACATGTATATGTCCGCCGGACACCAGCTCGTTGCCGGTTGTCGCCCTTACCAGAAGTTGCTCCAGCACCTCGCCGGCATAAATTGTACTAATGGAAATTGCCATGGGCAAAACTCCTTTCATGGGCCCAATCAACAAACCGAGCACTGTACCGGCACCAACAAAAACCACAGGGTTAATACCCGCGGCAACCGCAATAATTCCACCACCCAACACATTGGCCAGCAGAACAAACAAAACACTTAAAATCGTTCTCGTTGCTTTCATCTTCTATAAAATTTTGAATTACTTTAAACTTTAAACTCGAAACTCGGAACTCGAAACTCGAAACTCGGAACTACTTCTTCCGGTTCGCCTCCTCAATCTCTTTTTGCCTTAGTTCCCACGCGCTTTCTCCTTTTTGCTCGCCGGAAACCCTGTCCGACAGGTTGAGCTTTTTGGGCAGTTTTTCGAGCTGCGCTTTCGTTCCGTCAAAATCAGCCTCGAAATTCCGCAGCCAAAATGCCTCGGCAGTGTGGTTTTCGTCGTCGTCCAGGCGGCCATCTTTAATAGCCCCGGCAATCAGATTTTTTGCCGCTTTGGTTTTGGCTTCTTTCTCGGCCAGCTTTATGGCATCCAGTTCGTCCTGCAATACTTTCTTTGCATCCTTTTCAGCCTGCAGGTCGGCTCTCAGGGTTACCACTTCTTCAACAAGCGGCTGAACAGCATCGATGTAATCCTGTTCGGTTGCATTGTCTTTTAGCTGTAAAAGCTTTGCTAAATCCTTCATTTTCGTATCGTTTTTAATTTGAATCTCTTTCAGGGGAATGGCAGACCCGGAAGCGGAAAGCTCAATCAGGTTGTCATCTTCATCGTACAATGCCAGGGCATTCTCGTTTGCACCCATGTCAACAATGGATGCTTCCCTGGCTTTCCATTTGGTAACCGTGGCATATTTCTGGCCGGGCTTCATAAATTTTGGATCTTCGCTTTCCTCTATGACCCTTACTCCCATCGAGGCCATCCGAAGGGTTCCGGCTTCCACCTTCCGGGCAATCTTTTGAGAAAACGCATCGCTGTCGAAAACAGCATCAGCCAGTATCTTATCGCCATCAAACCGGATGTTTTCCCAATGTCCGATTGGCAATACTTCATCTTCATTACCACGCCAGCTGCGGTTGTGATTCCATAACATCAGAGGATTTTTCTCGAATTGAGAAAGGTCGGCACCGGAGGTTTTCATCCAGAATCCATAGCTGTTTAGGCTTTCGTCGTGAAGAATAAATGTTTTTGCCATTCTGAAACTTTAAACTTTAAACTTTGTCCCGATAGCTACCGGGATGAACTTTTATCCCCCAAACTAAAACCACTGATTTCATAAAAACAAAATTCCTTATAGTCATTAAAAACAGTGTTTTAATCACTACACACATTTTGTTAAAAATCTATTTTTAAACATAGTTTCGTGCTAAAAACAAGGAAATATGGCCGGGTTAACAAATAAACAGAAAAAGGAGTGGGCACAGTTGCTCTACACCCGCGAAAACCTCACGCAGAAAGAAATTGCTGCCAGGGTGGGCGTATCTGAGGTAACCATGAGCAAATGGGTAAATGCCGGTAAGTGGGATGAACTGAAGGCTTCCATTACCATCACAAAGGAGGAACAATTGAAAAATCTCTACCACCAGCTTGCCGAAATTAACCGGAACATTTCGGACCGGGAACAAGGCAAAAGGTATGCAACACCTTCCGAATCAGATACCATTTCAAAACTGGCCAATGCCATTGAAAAAATGGAAACCGATGTGGGACTGGCAGATATCATTGCCACTTTCCGTAAATTCCTGGAATGGCTCCGCACCTTCGACCTGAAACAGGCACAAGCGCTTACACCGCTGTTCGATTCATTTGTAAAAAGCAGAATTAAGTAATGGCAAAACGACTGAAAATAACCGACCGCGATGCGCTGCGACAGTGGGATGAAATACGGCGGAAAATCATGCAGTCCACTACGGTTGACATTTCGGAAACAGAAGCCGAAAAGATTAAACGTATTGCCACATTAAAAGCCGACCCCGAAGCCTGGTTTAAATATTACTTCCCCAATTATTACACGGCCGAACCTGCCCCGTTTCAAAAGCGGGCAACCCGAAGGCTGATGAAAAACAAACGCTGGTACGAAGTAAGGGCATGGAGCCGCGAACTCGCCAAGTCAACACGAGCCATGATGGAGGTCATCTATCTGGCTTTAACCGGCGAAATACACAACGTGTTGCTTATTAGTAACAGCCAGGACAATGCCGAAAGGCTGCTCATGCCGTTCATGATCAACTTCGAAAGCAACCTGCGTATTAAAAATGACTACGGTAACCAGCAAACACCCGGACAATGGGAAACCGGCGAGTTTGTCACAACAGGTGGTGTAGCATTCCGTGCACTCGGCGCCGGGCAAAGTCCGCGCGGTACACGCAACGAAAACTACCGGCCCGATTTTATTTTAATTGACGACATCGACACCGACGAAGAAACACGCAACCCCGAACGCATCAAGAAAAAATGGAACTGGATTGAACAGGCCCTAATGCCTACCGTCTCCATTTCGGGAAACTACCGGGTGCTCTTCTGCGGGAACATCATTGCAAAATACTGCTGCATTACCGAGGCCATCAAAAAGGCAAAGCATACCGATGTAATCAACATTCGCGATAAAAACGGAAAAAGCACCTGGCCCCAAAAAAACAGCGAGGAAGATATCGACGAAATACTCTCCTACATCAGCAACATTTCCGCGCAAAAAGAATATTACAACAACCCGCTTTCCAAAGGCGACGTGTTTAAGGAAATCACCTGGGGAAAAATACCACACCTCAACTGGTTTAAGTTTATTGTAGTGTATGGCGACCCGGCTCCAAGTAACAGCAAAAACGGAAAAGGTTCATTCAAATCGGTGTTTGCCATCGGGTTTCACGACGGTAAATATTACGTCATAACCGGCTTTCTCGACCATGTAACCAACGCCGACTTTGTAAGCTGGTACTATGCCCTGCGCGATTCCATTGGCGACAAAACGCAGGTCTATAATTTCATCGAAAACAACACCATGCAAAACCCGTTTTACGAACAGGTATTTCTTCCACTGTTTGCAGAAGCCGCAAAAACACGCGGGTTTATCGGCATCACCCCCGACGACCGCGCAAAACCCGATAAGTTTAGCAGGGTAGAGGGTAACCTGGAACCGCTGAACCGGTTAGGGTTATTAATTCTCAATGAAAAGGAAAAAGAAAACCCGCACATGAAACGGCTCGAAGAGCAATTCCTTACCGTTAATCCGCTGCTTACCGCTCCAATAGACGGCCCCGACTGCATCGAGGGCGGTGTGTGGATCATTAACGAAAAGCTTTCTGAACTAAAAGGCGATGCCTGGAAAACATGGGGTGCGCCACGCAACAAAAAACGCATTTAATCAAATGAGCTGGTGACTCTCAGTCACCTGCTCAATAATAAGATAAAAGGTATGTACATATCAATTGCAGAACTAAAATCCCACCTCCGCGATGAAACCATTCAGGCCATCAGCGGTACTGACGATACAATTTTAACAATGGCCATTACCGGTGCCGAAAGCGAGGCAAAAGGCTACCTCCATAAATACGACATTGATGCAATATGGGCAAAAACAGGTGATGAACGGGATGACCTGCTTATGATTTGGCTCAAAGACATTGCCGTGTGGCACTACATCAACATTGCCAACCCCGGCGTGGATTTTTCGTTGCGCGAACGAAGGTACAATGCCGCAATCGCCTGGCTGAAAGGCGTGCAAAAAGGCGATATTGTGCCCGATTTCCCCGTTCCGCTCGAATCTACCGGAGATGAAGCAAACACAACGCCATTTTTAATCGGCAGCAACCCCAAACGTGGTAACTACATTTGAGCTGGTGAGCTGGTGATTCTCAGTCACCTGCTCACTAAACTCGTAACTCGTAACTCGTAACTTTTTAAATATGGCACGAAAAACAACAAACGAAAAACAACAAACGAAAAACCCCGCGCAGTCAACCATCGAAATGATGGTGCTACGTCCTGCGCGTATCCAAACCGAAGACATTAACACCTGGCGCGAAGCCGTAAATTCGGCAAAGGCAGGTCACAGGAGAAGCCTCTACAACCTCTACGAAAACCTCCTGGCCGACCCCGTCCTTTCCGACGCCATCGACAAACGCGTGAATGCCATCACCAACGCCGAAATCGCTTTCCTCAAAAACGGAAAAAGCGAAGAGGTCCTCGAAGATTTAATCGACACACCTGAGTTCGAGGAACTCATCCGCGAAATCATCCTCCATAAAGCATGGGGTAAATCGGTTATCGACGTCTCATTCTCCCCGGAGTTCTCCGTTTTTTCGGTACCCAGAAAGCACATCCGCATCGACAAGATGGACCGCCCGCTTAACGAACGGAAACGCTACATCCTCGAAAAAGAAAGCGATATAACCGGATACGACTACCAGAACGACCCCTACATTATCGAATGCGGAAAGGATGACGACCTGGGATTCATTTTCAAAGCGGCTCCGTATGTCATCTACAAACGTGGCGGGTTTGGCGATTGGGCGCAGTTTGCCGAAATTTTCGGAATGCCTTTTTTAATTGGAAAATACAACGGGTACGACCCTAAAGCCAAAGAACGGCTGTTTGAAGCCCTGGGGCAGATAGGTTCAAACCCTCGGGCAGCCATCCCAAAAGAAACTGACCTGGAAGTAACGCCCAACAACAGCAACGGCAGCAACACCCTCTACAAAGACCTGAAAGATGCCTGCAACGAGGAAATACTCATTGCAGTACTCGGAAACCTAATGACCACCCTCGACGGTTCCTCCAGAAGCCAGAGCGAAGTGCACAAGGAAACGCAGGAAGACATTGCAAAAGCCGACCGCCGCTACGTGCAACGCATCCTCAACCGCAGGTTATTGCCATTGCTCCAGAAACGCGGATACCCGGTGGCAGGCGGTTTCTTCTCTTTCCCCGATGCCGGCGAAAGCATCAGCACCCAGGAACGCCTCAATATGGCTATCGATGTAAAAACACGCGCCGGTGTGCCGGTTGATGATGAATACTTTTACGAAATTACAGGAATTCCAAAAGCCGACCCCAAACCCGAACCGGAACCCGAACCGGAGGAAAAACCCGGAACCCCAAAACCGAAACCTGAAACTTCCAAGAAGAAAGGGCTCCGTAATTTTTTCGTCAACGCCCCGGAACCGTCCGGGGCGGAAACAACGTTATGGACGAGATTGAAGCGTTTTATCACAGGTAAGATTGAACTTACTGACGGTTACGCTATCAACCTCAACCAGCTTTTCCAGGAAGCCCTTGCCGAAATATACGGCGGCTCTAACCAACCCGTTAACCCCCGACTGTTCGAAATTACAAACAACGCCATCCAGCAGGCGTTTACCGTTGCCTTCGATGAAAACGACTGGGGCCAGGGAAACCCCGGATTTGTGAACGAGTTCCGTAAAAACGGAGCCGTTTTTGCCGCGTTTAAAAACCACCAGCAAACAAAAGATATTATTGCGCTGCTTACAGATGAAAACGGAGATGTCCGAAGTTTCCGTAAATTCAAAAAACTGGCGTTGCAGCTCTCCGAAAAATACAACGTGAACTGGCTGCGGACAGAGTACAACACCGCCGTCAGTTCTGCGCGGGCAGCCATGAAATTCAGGGAGTACCTCGAAACGGAAAATGTATATCCCAACCTCGAATACATGGAAAGCATGGCCTCACACAAACGCGAAGCCCACCTGAAATACGTAGGCACGGTGTTGCCCATCCGACACCAGTGGTGGAACACCCACCTCCCGCCTTCCGACTGGAACTGCAAGTGCTGGGTGCGACCAACACGAAAAGCCGCCACACCCGTTCCGGAAGAGGAACTCGTGCCGCCCGTGTTCTCAAATAACCCCGGAACATCTGCCAAGTTCATCAAAACCGAAGAAACACCTTACTATAAAAATACCGACGCCAACCTGCAAGCAGAAATTGAAGCGCTGGCAAAACGGCTCGAAAACATCCGCCAACGCCTCGCACAACTCGAATTCACCCGAAAAAAATTTAAAAGCGGCGGGTACATCGATGTGCCAAAAACCGGGCAAAATAAAAACGAACAGACCAAAAACATTAAAATATACGAAAAGCTTGCCAAATCCGGCGAAAAATACGCACTCCTCGATGTGCGCGAAGGAACAAAAAACCCTGACGCCGTAAACCTGAAGTCCTACGGGCTGTCCGATGCAAAATCACCGGTAAGTGAAAACATTAAAAATGCAGTACAAAATAGCATCAAAGCAGCATCGGCACAAAAGGTGGACGAAGTGGTGATTCAACTAACCCGCGAATCGAATGTAAGCCAAATAAAGAAAGGCCTGTTTGCTGCCTTCCAGAAGGGGCGCGCAGAAACCATTAAGAAAGTAATTGTTATAAATGAAAACAATAAAATTCAGGAATTCGATGCAGCATCGTTTCAATAACAAAAGGGCAATCCTTACGGAAAACCCTTTTGCAGGGGAGCCGAAGCTCCGGTCCCGAGTAATCGGGATGACACAAAGATAAAAAACATTTTTGAATAAACAATACCATGGACATCAGCGAATTTGCAAAACGTTTCCCCGATAAAATGCAAAAGTTGACAGATTTTGTCAATAAAGATGCAAAAACCATCATGGGGCAGGAAGCCGAAAACCATTTCCGCGAATCGTTCCAAAATGAAGGATTCACCGACGAAAGCCTTGAACCGTGGCCCGAGGTGGAACGCCGCAAACCCGAATCGCCCTGGTACGGCCACAGCGGGCAAACCGGAAAATTCAGCGCAGCACGCACCACCGCAAAAATATTGACCGGCGAAACCAACGAACTGAAAAATGCTTTCAAATATGTAAACACCGAAGCTGGTGTAAAAGTAATAAACGACAAACCTTACGCCGCCGTGCACCAGTATGGGCGCATGGCTAAAATTTACGGCAAAAAACCGTTTAAAATGCTGGCCCGCCCATTTGTGGGCCGCAGCAAGGTTATGGTACGAAAAATTAATACCGAACTCAAAAACAGGTTAATTGAAATCTTAAAATCAAAATAGTTACAGGTTTCAGGTTACAGGTTTCAGGACGAAACTTTGAACTTTAAACTTTAAACTTTAAACTCAATGATATGAAAACAATTTACAACGCCATCATCGCCCGCCTGCAGGAAAAAGTTCCTGCACTAAAATGGATTGACCTCGATACCGGCCAGCTCGACACCGTTGAACGTCCGGCAGTAATGCTGCCCTGCGCCTTAATTGGCATTGCCGTAAACCAGGCACGCAGCATAACCGACACGCTGCAGGACTGCACCGCCACCATAACCGTTACCCTGGCATTCGATACGCTGGAACGCACTTCGGCCAACGCCAACGAAGCTGCCCGCGAAGCTTCCCTGGCCGTGTACGACACCATTGCCGATGTTTATGCAGCACTGCAAGGGTACGGCACTGCCAATTTCGACAGCCTCAACCGTATTCGCCAGCAAAAGGAAAACAACCGCCACAACCTCTTTAAATACCGGTTGGACTTTACCGTACAGTTCGAAGATGCCACCGCCGAACCCGAAGAATAGCACAAACCCCACATCCTTGCACTATTGTCCCCCTGTTTCTAAACAGGGGGACGAGGGAGCCGCGTTAGTGCGGCGACCGGAGGGGGTAAAAAAAAAACCGGGCTGTTCACCCGGCTTCTTCCCCCCGAGCTGGTGACTCGAAGTCACCTGCCCAGTACTGCTAAAGCACCTACCTCTTTATATGCAGCAACATCTTCTTTATGCTTTTATACGTTGCCAGCATATCGGCACGCACGTTGGCTGTGCAGTAATCGTTTTGCTCGTTGGTCAGCCAGCTCTCCCACATCTCGTCCAGCTTCTCCACGCAAACCTCCGGTTCCGTTTCAAGCAGCAGTTCATTCACTGCCGCCGCATTTTCACAGGCTGTCATAACGCGCCTCCTTTCTTTTCTCCCCTTTTGGAGGAAATGCCAAAGGCAGAGGGGGCCAGCGGTTGGCCAAACCCCAGCGGCAACACCGGCTGCATGGTTTTAATGGTTTCGCGGTGGTTGCAGGTGCTTTTCCACATGGCCATCAGGTTGGCCATCTCCTCGGTACAATACCATGCTTTATCTAACTTAATAAAATGGTTGGGGTAGCGGTGGCGGCGGTAATAGAGGCTCCCGCCGGGGCTATAGCCCAGTTTTTCGGCCATGCGGCGAAACGGGTAAAGCCGCCGCCCGTTAATTTCGGTGCTTTTTACGCCCTTTGGCAAAATACGCCCGGTTTTGTAGGCCTCGCGCATCTCCTTTTCAACAGCAATAAAATACCGCCGCACTTTGCGGCCTACTTCATTGCGCTCAATCATGGCCAGTTCCTTCGCCATGTCCATCGTGAGGTGGTAGTCAACTTTGTTTTGACCACCTCTTTTGCCTAACAAATTTGTGAAGCGATTTTTTTTGATTCCCAAAATTGAGAAATAGTCCTGGTTCTCATCAAACCCAAATTCATCAATCCTTCGGGTTATCCACATTGAAAAAGGTGTAGAAACTTGCAGTTGCTGATGCAATAACCTTGCATCGATTAACAAATTATCACCACTGCCTGCGATAACCAGTTCGTTTTTCTTTGTGATACTCATAACAAAAAAAATTAAAGTTATTAAAAAGAGAAGCCTCCAGTGGTGTGAGTATCGGTTCAAACGCGGAGCGAGAGAACCCACCAAAGGAGACTTCCTGTATTTTATAAAAATGTTCTTTCAGATTTTTGCTCCTGATAGTAAGAACCGATACTCAGGAGCAAATGTAAGAATGTTTTTTGGAAAAACAAATATTCGAATTCAAAAATTTTTATTATCTTTTGCAAAAGTTTCAATTATGCTACCTGCTTACAATTTGGTTGTAGATATTACCGCAAAGGATAAAGCCGTTTCCGAGAAACAATTTCGTGCTCAAGTTGCCCCAAGTCTAAATTACCTTGGGGCGTTAAAGGGAGCTCTCCGCCCAGAGCCTTGCAGTATAACTTATTATTCTCCAAACGACGAATTTTGTAATTCCGGACACTGGTCTGTAAGGGTGGTTGTTCTGGTTTCGGTTGGCAAAAACCGGGGCGAAAGCCTGCTTGATCTTTATAAGGCAATTGCCCGGCTGGTTGTTCTGGAACTGCCTGAACTTGATGTTCAGTACGAGATAAGTCAATTAAATTTTTCATAACAATTAATTAATTCTTTTATACTTCATTTTTGTTGTTGTATTTCCCCAAGAGAGAAAATAATACAGTCTATCCAAGCTCTCTTCAACATAAATTTCTTCATATATCTCTGTTTTTGCTGCATCCTCGTATAGCTTAGTAAAATACAATCCTTGATAAGCTTCTCCGTAAATTGGATCATAATAATAACTTTCAATGCTAACAGTAGTTCTTATACTGTCAACATATTCGCAAATTCCGTCTTCTTTAAAAATAAGGTATCTTCTGATCATAAAATCGGTATCACCAATTGGTGTGTATTGTTGCCACTCGGTATTTTCCAAATAATTAACGACAGGTTCTTCAATTATTTCTATTTCTTCGTCAGAATCTTTTTCGCATCCCCACATAGCAGCCATCATTAATGCCGCCAGCACGAGTCCTTTCATTTTTAATTGGTAATTTTTCATTTTTAATTGATTTTTAAAAGGTTAATAAAATAGCGTTTAAAAATAGTAAAAAACGGCTAACGTTCATATCAGGCTTCCTTTTTCGATGCGTCCGCTTCCAAGCAGTTCCATTACCCGGTGTTTGTTTACGTTCCGGGTAAACAATGTTTCATAAATCCCGTTCATTTGGAAAGCGGTGTAATGATACGCGTACGGCTCATCTTCATTCTCGCTCATATCAACAGACCATATATTCCGCGCGGCGTCGTTTATCCGCCCAAACGGGATGTCGGTTTTGGTATATTCCAGGTAGTTACGGAATGCCTGGTAGTTGCCAAACCTAACTTGTTGGTTGGCTATTGGTACATAAATAAAATTTTCTTCGCCCAATTTATCCACCAAATATTTACCAAAGCTTCCGCTGCTGTTTCGCAGGTAATTTACCAGGCTGCTTATTTGGGCATACATAGTGCCGTTGGTATAATAGCATTTTATTGAGCCATTACCCAGTTTTCGCGGAAATACCTGGTTCTCAATCAGCGTGCCATCCTGTGCAATTTGTTTGGGCTGTGTTTTTCCAAACAACAACTCTTCTATTTTCATGTCAACCATTATAGCAAAATCAACATTCAATTTCTGAGCAATACGTAAAGCAACCTTCCGGTTTGCCCATGTTCCTTGTTTAGCCACATTACCCCCTTTTCTAACTTCCAGTAAATCAGCCGAACTATAATTTGTTATTTCGGCCAACCTTTCTACATACTCACTGATTTCCTGACTGTTGATAATTTGGCTTAGATTTTTGTCTGGAAAGCATTTTGCAAAACGGGTAACATTGACTTTTACATCATGGTTTTCTACCTCAAATACAATTTCATTACCGTGGTAACTCATAATCGGCAGCAAGTTGCCCGCTTTATTTGAATGTTTCATAATCTTTTGTATTTAATTTTAATTTTTCAACTGTTCAGGCCAAACCCGCTAACGGTGTGTAATATGCCATCCCGATAGTCCCGATAGCTATCGGGATCGGGACGGCACATACACGGGCGTTGTGTGCAAGTGCTACATTCGTGCATTTAATGAACATTTGTAGAAGCTTGACCATAATTAAATATTTTCCTCCCCACCAAAACGTAAATCATGTATTTCCCAAGCAATACTCGCTGCAAGATTTTTTGAATAAGTGCATCTTGAAGTAAAGCACTTATCCCTTCTTACGTCTTTTTCTGCTTCTTCTTCCCATTCCTTTTTT